TGGAATTCTGCTAGCACAACACCTCTACAAGCAACCAACGCAGGTGATTATTATGTGTACTATAAATTTATAGTAGATAGTTTGCATAGTGGAGATAAAGCGTATACTTATGTTGGAAAAGTAACTATTAATAAAAAGAGCAGATCTGGAGCTGTAAGTTGTAATAATGTAACTTATGGATCTACTGTAACTGCTTCTATTTCAGGTAATACGGAAAACGGTACTATAACATGGGTATTACAGCTGGAACTGGTACTGCTACTATTAGTGGAGGAGTTGTTACTCCTACCAAAGTAGGTACTGTAACAGTTACAGCATCTGTAGCAGCTACTGCTAATTATGCAGCATATACTGCAACATCAAAACAAATTACTATTAGTAAAAGAACTGTAACTTGGTCTGCTCCTACTAGAACAAATAGAGTATATAATGGAAGTAACCAGACAATATTTGCTGTAGGTTCATGTAGTGCCGGTGGACAAATGCAATATAGTACTAATAATTCCACTTGGAGCACATCGATACCGTATACGTAGCAAAAAGAACCGGGTACATATACTATTTATTATAAGTGCGTGGTATCTGATACCACAAATAATACTGGAACTAATGTTAATACTTCATATTCTTTGAGCGCTACTATATATAAAATATCAACAAATGCTCCAGTATTAACTGCTGGCACTAAATCCACATATGATGGAAATTATGTTTATGCTACAGCTAAAAATGGTAGTGGAAATCCTGCAGGCACTATATATTATGGAGCTTCTTCAGTGTCTACATCATACAGTATAACTGCTTCTAATACAGCTACTAATTTAGGTAGTATGGGAAGAAGAGACGTTGGAACTACAACTATTTATGCTTTCTTTAGACCTACAGACACTAGTCATTATTATGATTCTAGTTCGGTAAATACTACAGCTTCTGTTACAAATAGAGCCACCGGAAGTTCTGGATCAGTTTCTAATCCAGCAGCACAAACATATAAATCTAGTGGAACTTATTCTTATCAATTGGGTATAAGTGGAGCAACTGGTACCGTTACTTATCCAACATCAATTACAGTAAAAAATAGTGGAGGAACTGCAGTTAGTGGGTGGAGTTGTACATCTGCAGGTGTTGTTACAGTTCCTGCTGGAACTACTGCTGGTAATTACACAGTTACTGGAAATATTACAGTTGCAACATCAACTAATTATAATTCAGTCGGCGCAACAAGTAAAACGTGGACTATAACTATCAGTAAAGCAAACCAAAGCGCTCCTACTGCTACAGGAGCTACTGTTGTATATCACAATACAGCAACGGCTACTGCAAGTGGAGGAGGAGGCCAAGGTACATTAACGTGGACTAATGGAAATACTAGAACTGCAGTAGGTTCGTAGAGCACTTAGGCATATTGGGCTGGTAATAGCAATTATAATGCATCTCCAAAATCCAATGCAGTCAATCTTGTTGTTAATAAAGCTACTGACCAATCTGTTTCAGTAACTCTCACAAATAGAAACTACATAAGTGGTTCTGCTCAAACAATTGCTACTGCTACTTCTCACGGATGTACGTATTATCTTGGATTTGGTACAAGTTCTGCAGTATAGTCTTGGGGTAGTGCAGGTGCATCGCTTGCTGCGTCTAATGCAGGAACATATTATATTTGGTATAAAGGTACTGCAGACGGTAATCATAGCGCTGATGTGGCTACTACATATAAAGGAGCAGTTACTATAAATAAAATTAATCCTACTATTACAAATCCTACTGCTAAAACAGGACTTAGTTATACAGGAAGGGCACAAACCCTTGTTAATGCTGGATCAAATACTACATCTGGAACGTTTAAATATAGCTTAAGCGGTGGTTCGTATAGCACCACTTTACCTTCAGCTACAAACGCAAATACCAGTGGATATTCAGTAGGTTGGACATTTACTCCGAACGATACTACTAATTATAATACAATGAGCGGTACATTAACCGTCAAAATATCTAAAGTAGCTCCTAGTTATACTGCACCAGTAGGGTAGACACTTATGTATAGCGGAGCTGCACAATATCTTACTAGTACAGGAAGTACAAGTCACGGTACTATATAGTATAGTTCAAATAATAGTTCTTGGTCTACAACAAGATGTACTGGTACAAATGCAAATTCATATACAACATATTGGAGACTTGTTGGAGATGCTAATCACAATGATGTAGGTTCTACGATGCTCGCTTCGCATATAAATAGAGCTGGTTCTGTTATATCATTTAGTGGTAATGGTACTGTAGAAAAAGGTAAAACTATGACGAAGGCCGCAACTAGAACTAAAGGTGATGGTGCAATTACATACAGCTCATCTAATACAGCGATAGCTACTGTAAACAGTACTGGAACTGTTACTGGAGTGTCTGTAGGATCTTGTACTATTACAGTAACTACTGGTCAAACTACTAATTATTAGCAAGCGACTGCTACTTACACATTAACTGTTACACATCCTACAGTAGATTTAGGATTACCTAGTGGTAATTTATGGGCTTCATATAACTTGGGCGCAAGCAACCCAGGTGAAGTCGGACTTTACTATAGTTGGGGAACACTTACTGGATATTCAGCTTCGTCTGGTCACAATTGGGGAACAGGTAACGATACATCTCCATACTCTTCGGTTGCTGCAAGAAACCAAACCACAGAGTTAACAAACGCACAAGATGCCGCTCGTTAGAATTGGGGAACATCGTGGAAGATGCCTACTGAGGAAGATAGAGTTGAATTATTTGAGAACTGTACTAGAACAAAGGCTACGTATAATGGTGTTACATGTTGGAAATTTACATCAAATAAGAATGGTAATGTATTATACTTACCGTCGGGAGGGTGGTTAAAATCAACATCAGTACAACAAAATTCTGCAGTAGGCAGATATTGGATGCGCGACGTTGGAGGAAAACCGAAAGATCAAGGTTTAAATTTATGGTTTAATACTAGTACAATTTAGGATGGATGGGCAAACTGTGCAAAATACTTAGCTTGTCCTATACGCGCAATTAATATAGATCATGTTGCATTTTAAATAATTCACGCGGTTATAAATAATACGTAATGGTAGACTTTAATAAAAAGATTAAAAATACTTCAAAATTCCGTGGTCCAGCCATATTCTTTAAAGAACACGGGTGTTATACACTGGCACCACGAGGAACTACAGACTATGTACAATATTGGGACCAGGAAGCTGAGAGATGTATAAACGGATACATTGCACCAGATGGAGATTTTATTACTGGCTACCATTATTTCTACTTAAACTACAGTCCTATTATAAAACGTACAGATACTAAATATACAGATAAATTTGGTAATATAAGAACTAGACGTGAACGTGTATTAGACTTCCCAGATTTTTGGGATGGAGATTACTACTTTTTTTAGGCTGTAGAAGAGGCTGAACAGCAGGGTAAACACCTTGCTGTTCTAAAAGCCCGTAAAAAAGGATTTAGTTTCAAAGGATCATCAATGCTTGTTAGAAACTACGCCCTTATAAAAGAATCAAAGAGTTTTGCTATAGCTTCAGAACAGAAGTTCTTGATAGGCGATGGTTTGTTAACTAAAGCCTGGGAAATAATGGATTTCATAGATAAGAATACAGAATGGGCTAAACGAAGACTTACATCTACACGTATGGAGCGTGTTTCTGGTTTTAAGATTAAAGATGAGTTTGGTAGAGAGACTGAACAAGGTTATAAATCAGCTATTACTGGAATGACTCTTAAGAATGACCCAGAGCGTGTCCGTGGTATTCGTGGAAAGCTTGTGTTATTTGAGGAGAGTGGTAAGTTCCCAAACCTTGAAACAGCATGGCGAGTAAGTCAACCTTCTATGGAAGATGATGATGGAACAGCATTCGGTCTTATGATAGCCTTTGGTACTGGTGGTACAGAAGGTGGTTAGTTTGACGGATTGAAAACATTGTTCTATAGCCCAGAAGCTTATAACGTATTGGGATTTCCTAATATATGGGATGACAAAGCAGAAGAAACTAAATGCGGTTACTTCTCTCCATTCTACTTAAATATGGAGGGATTTGATGAAAATGGTAATCGTATGTTTATGGACGAAGATGGCAACAGTCTCGTAGAGAAAGCTATAGAGGATACCATAGCTAAACGTAATGCGGTTAAGGCTGGAGGAGCATCACAGACATCCATAGATAGATTTATCTCTGAACGTCCTATAAAACCACAAGAAGCTGTACTGGAACTTGGTAAAAACATATTCCCACGTAAACTCCTAATGGATCAACTAACTCGTATTAGAACTAATAAGAAGCTCTAGAATATGAAACACATAGTTGATTTAGTGTGGGATGGAAAAGGCGGAGTTGAAGCACATGAAAAAAAATCTGGAGATATAACAACTTATCACTTAAAGAAAGATGACAAACCAGGAGGATCAGTAGTTATATGGGAATACCCGATCCCGGATCCCCCATTTGGATTATACATTGGCGGTTGTGACCCGTATGATCACGACGAGTCGTTCACTAACTCCTTAGGATCAACGTTCATATTTAAACGCGTTAGAGCAGGAGAAGCTTGGAATGATGTAATCGTTGCTGAATATACAGGACGTCCGGATACTGCGGAAGAGTATTATGAAAACGTGCGTAAACTACTGATGTTTTATAATGCACGTCTTTTGTTTGAGAATGAACGTAAGGGTATCTACCCTTACTTCACAAACAAACATTGTGATTATCTCTTGGCTGATCAACCAGATAAAATAATTACGGAAGTCTTTAAAGACAGTAAAGTACAGCGCCGAAAAGGCTGTCACATGACAAAATAGATTAGGGCATATGGAGAAGGACTTATTCTTGAATGGCTAATGGAAGAATATGAAGAAGGCCATCCTAATCTAGAAAGAATATACAGCGAACCTTTAATAGAAGAATTGATAGAGAACGACGGAGTGCGAAATGTAGACCGTGTTATTGCTCTATGTATGGTTATGATATACAGAGAGGAACTCTAT